GTAGAAGATATTAAAGAAAAGATTATGAACCGTGTGACACATAAACCTGCAATAACTATGGTTGGATTATCTGTTCCTAAAAACTTTTACAAAGCACTTAACAGTGGGCGTATCGCAGATGGTTTCTTAAATAGATTTGTTGTCGTTGAGTCAAAAGAACCAAGAAGAGTTGGGGAACTTAGAAGATTTAAAGAGCCACCTACATCAATTATCAACTGGGTAAACTATATAAGAAGACAAAGAGGTAATATGTCTGATGTAGCACGTGATAACGCTGAAATAGACTTAGAGCAGATAGTATTGCAGTTTGATAGAGAATCAGAAGAAATATTACAGGACTTTGCACGAGAGATAGTTAAAAGACAAGATATACTTGAAAAAGACAACCTAGAACCACTTCTAAGCCGTTCTAAGGAAAAAGCTATGCGTTTGTCATTATTATCTACTCTTGCATCAAATGCAGACGCTACAACGATTACAGGCGATGTTACGCAGTGGGCAGTAGATTTTATTAGATACTATGATTTGTTATTCATAGAAGCTTGTAGAGATAAGGTAGCTAGTAGTGCCATGGAATCTAAAATTAAACAGGTCTTGTCGTTTATAAGGTCTAGAAACGGAGAGGGCATATCAAAACGTGAAGTAGATAGGCATGAGTTATTTCGTAGCATGAAGTCCTATGAAGTAAAAGAAATTATAGAAAGACTAAAAAACGCAGGAGAAATACAAGAGGTAGAAATAAAAGTTGGTGGTAAGGGTAGACCAGCAAAACGATTTGTTGCCGTTGACCCAACCTTTTTTGAAGATACCTAAACTACAGGTCTGCCAGCTACTTGTTCTGCAAAAGCCAAGCGTTCTGGTGATAGTGGGTCTGTAGGCGTTTGTGTGGGCTCTACTTGCGGTAAAGCTAACTCAGATGTTTTTAATGGTGCAGTCAATCTTTGTATAGAATCTTCTAACAAATTTACACCCTCTTCTGACTGACTTTGTATATCTTCATCTGTGACACCAGCTTCTGTTTGTATGTCACGTAAGCCACCCTCAAGCTGTGATTGTACTTCCGCTGACACGGGTTTTATTTCTCCATCAATAAACCTTAATCCAAACTGACGGAGTGTGTTGTTAAAAATTTTAAGTGCCTGCGTAATAGCACCTTGTTCTGTGCTAGTCATAAGCTTCACAAAAAATCTATTACCAAATAAAGCTCTTGCTACAGCTAATCCTGTAACTACTGGTAAAGTAGCTAAAGGTGTAAATACAATACTAGCAGCTATACCTGCAGCCACAAGACCACCAGCTCCTGCACTTCCTCTACCAGCTTCTCCTATAGTGAGAACATCTATTTGTTTTTGAAATGTTCTTAAATCTTTAGCCAACTCTCTGCCAAACATAGCTTCCAATGTTTCGTCACCGTATGAATCTAAAGCTGTTTTTAGGTTTTGATGTTTAAAAATGTCAGTTACTTTTCCTTTGCCGTTAAAATCTACAGCTTTTGATAAAAGTTTTTGCATACTTGCTTGTTGCACAGCGTTAAACACTTCTGGTCTATCTTTTAATGTTTCACGCAATATATTTATATTTGCAGCTGATTTTGGTCTAAATATGGTGTTTACTGTTTCTTCTATGCCTAGCTCGGGCAGTCTTGATATAGCTCTGTTTTGTTCAAACGCAAGTCTTTCTGCACTTGCTTTGGCTAGATTTTCTAATTCTTCAATAAACTTTCTACCGCTTTGGTAAGCATCTAAACCTTGACCTTTTTGGAATTTGGTAAAATTAGTTGTCAAATCACGTAATGCTTGCGGTCTTATTTTTGGACTAATCATGTTGATTTGTTCTATAGCTTCTAAAACTCTTTTACCACTGCTTTGTCCTGTAACAGGATTTCTGAACAATGACTCTATTTTACCTGGAGCGTCAGCTTCAAACCTTTTTATTTCTTTTGCAAATTGTGCAAAATCAACACTGGTCAAATCATCTTTAGTCGCTTTTCTAAAAGCGTCATTGAATAATCTTTGCTTAAGTTGTGCTTTTAGATTTTCTTCATATAATTTTGGCTTACCATTTGCATGAAAAGTTTGTTGGTTTGTTCTAGCTAAATATTCATCATATTTTCTTAAGCCATTAAATATATCATCTAACTGCCCAGGCTCTCCACCTAGTATCGCCATTCTATAAACATCGTCAGATTGTATAGCACCAATAGAAGCGTTTGAAATAAGCTGGTCCATTTTTTTACTTTCAAACGGTGCCATTCTTTTTCTAAATGTTGCATTGGCTTCTCTCAAACCAGCAACAGCAGCAGATAATTGTCTGTTAAGACCTTGATTTAGTGCTACCTCAATACCATTATTTGCACCATATTGTGCAATACGTTGTGCAACTTGTGTTTCAGCTAAAGCTTCTATTTCAGTAAGTATGCTTTGATTTCTTTGTGTAGCAGAACCCATATCGTCAAAAATACTTGCAATGTCTGCAACTAATTTGCCTTCTTGTTGTTTTCCGACTACTTCATCTTTAAATTTTCTTATTTCTGAAAAGTCATTTCTTATTTGCCTTAGTGTTACACCAAATTTTGTGCCGTCATCAAGAACACTATTATAAACTTCTTCATATCTAGCAGGGTCATTAACTATACGTTTATTCATAACTCTACGGGATTGTTTTTCTAGTTTATCAATAATGCCTTCCATTTGTTTTACAACACCAGAATCGATTTCTGAACCAGGTTGCCTTAATTCACCAAAGTTATTACTATTTTTAAAATCTTCAATCCTTGCCTGTGCAACTCGCATATGTTTATTTACAACTGTGTTTATAGTTTTGTTTATATGTTGTGCATCTATTAACTCGCCAGAGTATTTTGGCTCGCCTCGTACCATGGTTGTAATAACGTCCTTGTATGTTCTTTCAAACGGTAGACCTGTTATTGGGTCAATTTCTGGGAATCCTGTTTCAGGGTCAATTCTTTGTGGTTTGAATGGATTAGCTATATCTTCAAAATACCTATCAACCTTGCCGTATTGT